ATGCGTTTATTAGGCGTTTTACGACAATTAATATTGTGCATCTTAGCTTGACCAGCACTTCTTGAGCAATAAGATTTACGTCTTTTTGCTGATTTACTACCTTTTTTAACATCACCTGTTACAGCTGTTTTTAATTTACTGCCAGGATTCATACGACGATAAGCTTTAACACCAGCTTGAGTCATACCAGCACCAGATTTTGTTGATCTGTAGTTTCGTTTATTACGGGCAGGCATACCGCCGTTTTTAAAACCAACTAAATCATTTGTATACTGTTCAACTGTTATGTCCATAATTAATCGTAGTTTTTAATAAATTCTGCGATGACTGTGTAAGTATTACCTGAATCAGCTGCACCCGGCACCACAAAGTTTACATCACTTTGATTAGAGTTAGATGAAGTGTTAGCTGGTATACCACCAAATTCTCTAAAGTCCCAATACCCTGAATCTACTAATGTTACGATTGGTATATCTCCATCTGAGTCTTCAAAGTCTAATCTTGCAAATGAGTCGCCACCATCACCATTAGCACATGACCACCATATTCTTTGTGGGCTTACTGTAGTGACTGACTGTCCGTTTGAGTTTGCTGCAAGAGCTGATACATCAGCAAAAACTGTTGTACCGCCTGAGCCATCTGATTGATTTACTATTTTTATGGTTACTCTCTTGTCATTTTCTTGCAAGATTGTAGGTCCTGTTACTGTATCTGCCATGGTTTCCCTCCTTAATCAAGAAACTGTGGGGCCGTAGCCCCACTAATTATTATCTTACTGATCAGCAAACGCTGGTGCAGTTGTTGATGTAACATTTCCAAAAATTTGGTAATTAGTTGTATCTATACCCATTACGATAACGTCAAAACCAGCAGGAACATTCAGTTGAATACTGCTATTTGAGTTGCCGTCTGAAAATACTGAACTTACTTCATTTCCATCAGTGTCTAAAAATGTTACTCCACCAATGTAAAAGTTTGTATTACCCGGTGTAACGATTAAAGCATCTGTTGCATCAGCGGCTCCACCAGCGTAAACAAATCTAAACATAGATCCTGCTATTGGTGCAGGTAGTGTATATGTATTATCTTGTCCTCCATCAGGTACAAGTAACACTCTACCACTATGGGTTGCATTTGTTAAAGTTACATTTCCATCAGATAAACTAACTGGTGCACCACCAAGAGTTGTAACCTCTG